CACTACCATTGATAACTAAGTCTGGAGTAGAATAATATTCTAATCCTCCATACAATACTTGTACATCAGTTATTCTTCCATTTGTAATTGTAGGTCTGAGTTGGGCATTTTTTCCATTCTTAATAATAACTTGAGGTCTTTTATGAACGTTTAATGTTGTTGTTCCATAATCGCTGCCTTTATCGTAAACATAAACTTCAGAAATTTTTCCTCTAATAACCGGAATGGCATTGATAACTCCTCTAACTTGAGTACTTCCTAATCCAACAGAAGAGTATTCAACAGATAGTGAAATATTTGGATACTTAAATATCTGATAACCACTTCCAGTTGAAGCAAACTTTACATATTTTTTTCTTTGATAGTTTGAAATATCTGTGCCACCTATTCCTGCATTACAAAGTCTAAATGTATCTGAGTCAACTTTTAAAACAATATAATTATTGGATGTTGATAGCCCAGAAATAGAAGACGTTTCGTAATCATAAGAAACAATTTCACCATCACCAAATCCGTGATTTTTAAAAGTAACTGTATTATTATACGTGGATATTCCTGTTTGCGATACTCTCAGAGTTCTATTTGCATATCCCGATCCCTTGTTAATTACGGAAATTCCAGTAAGTCTATTTTTTGGTTCGGTTTTAAACTTTTGAATTCCTGAATTCCCTATTGTGGTAAATCCTACTGTGTTAACACCTACGCTGTAATCTGAGAATGACTGATATATTTCAATAGTTTTATCGTTTACAACTTTAGTGTAATATGTTGCTCCAGTTATTAAAGTTTTTGATTGGTCTAAATTGGATCCATTAAAGGTACCAACTCCAATTGCAGAATTAAAGTTTCTATCATATACAATAGGTTGACCATTGGATAAATTGTGTGTCGATGCAAAAGAAATTCTATCATTAGTAACATCCAGTCCTCCACCGATAGATGTAGACCTTGCATCAAATTCTAATTCTCTTACGTATTTTTCAACGATTGGCTGGAAACTTGCCCCAGATCCATTTCCACCCGTAAGGGCAATTGAAACAATAACATCGATATCAAAATCTTGGGGATCTACAAATATTTTTTCAACAGATCCAATTACTACTGGTTGAATTAATCCGGATCCATAAGACAATTCTAAGAGAGGGGGATTAATTACATCAAATTCACTGCCACCATTTAAAACATCTACATTTTCAATTGGACCATAATAAATTTTATCATTTGTTTTAAAATTGTATATCTCAACTCCATTTTTTAAAATTCCAGTAGCTCCAGGAAGTGTGCTGTGAGATTCATTACTTCCTAATTCTGGATTTAGTTTAAACTTTTTGAGTATTTTTTGACCAGAAATTTTATTTGATTTCTGAGAATAGAGAGTGAATTTATGAGTTCCGGTTGGAGTTGATGATTGACCAGCGCCAAAGTAAACAAAATCGTCGCTTCCAACTACAGGACCACTTAAATATAATTTAACCTGTCTTTTATTACTCAATACCTCAACAAAATAACTACCCTCTTCCAATCCATCAATGGGGGCATCTGCAGAGTAAAAAACCCTGTCTCCAGTTATAAAAGAAATTTCTGTATCAAAATCAATTATTGAATATGCTTCTGTATTTGTATCATATCCAGTCAACTCGAAAACATTATATCCAAAAACATCAACTTCTATCTGATATGATGGCAAAGAATTAGACGCAACGTATAAATTATCTGGTCTTTCAACATAAACATTTTGTACATCAGACACTATTTTATTATTTCCAAAATCAATTGGAACTATTGAAGATGATGCTTTATTAAGAATTCTTCTAACATCATATTCATCTAAAGAATTTAATGAAGAAGTGCTTACATTAATCGTAACAGTATTTTCAGAAATTGAATTGATATTTACGTTATCAAATCCGGTAACAACAATTTCCGTGTTTCTTCTTAAAATTTCAACAGTATCACCTACTTTTAAACTGGATACATCAATATTAGATTTTGTTGTTATGGTATTTCCTATGAAGGAATCAATCTGATATCTGGAACTTGTATTATAAATCCAAGAATTTGCAAATATTTCTTTTGTTGTATCACCTCGTTCTATTACCTCTCCAAGATTTTTTGGGAAGATAATATCATTATCCAATAATTGATAATCTTCACTTTCAATATTGAGATTGGACAATACTCCAGTAAGTCTAAATTCTACTTTTTTAGAGGTATCACCATCTTCATATCCAAAGTAAGTTTCATTTGAAATTAAAAATGATGTTTTTGGTATAGTTACAGAATCTTCGGATTTAACATAACAACCCAAAAATTGATTGACACTTTTATCAGAATAAAAAATTTCATTAGACCCGAAAAAAATACTTCCCGAATCTTTAAATCCAATTGTAGAATCAACACTGATAACTGCTTCTCCAGATTCTAATGGAGAAACCGTTACTTCCTCAACGACTTTTGTATTTGGTGTAATTACAAACGTTCCTGTAACATTAGGATATGTGTCATCATATCCAACAAAAAAGTTAAGTTTATAGTATGTTATTCCATTTCGAGTAATAGTTTCTACTTCAGATACTGCAGCACTAGTTCCTGTTTCATCTGTTGACTTATAAATTGTCTGCCCAACCAACTTAGTCGGATTTCCTGAAATATTGCTTATGATTGCAACATCTCTTCTAATATATCCAGCATCAGAAGGTTTGATTAAAAACTGCTCTAAATCAATTACACTTGGAGTTTCTCCATACAAAACATTAAATAAAATTCTAAAGGATTCTGCAGTTCCCTTAGATTCATATAAAGTTCTCGCTTCTTTTATAAAATTTCCAACATTTAAGTTTTCTGTAAAACTAAGACCTTCTAATCCAGGAGTTAAACTAAACTTTATTTTTTTATAAAATTCTTGTAAAAATAAAGAACTTAAATTTTCTACAGAAGTCCCAGAAGTGTGAGAACTTGCAGAGGATTCACTAAAAACCAATTCCCCATATTTTAAATCTTTATGGTAGTTTGTAACTCCACTAAATCCTCTTACACAACCAGTAAAAGTATTTTCAGATAAATCCGTGTATGTAATGATTTCATCATTAATTTTTAACAATCCATACTTTTGAGGAAACCCTTTAGTATTTGATACAGTAATACTTGTTGATGATGCGCTTATATCTCCTACAAGAGTCGTGTATCCTGAAACTACCTCTGGAATGAGATTATCGATATTAATATACTGGTCTAGATTCTCAGCAATATCTACTGGACCACCTTGATACTCTTGAGAAATATAATACTGCTTTAAAAACTCTGCAGCCTTTGGACTTTCGTCTAAGATAAATTCTGGAAGTTGACTGTCGATTATTTGCTGTATTTTTACCCTAGATTCAAAACCCGTCTGTATCATATTATGACCTCATTAATTTCCCGTTTGAATAGCTTGAACGATAAGAATTTTTTGTAAAAACAACACCGGATATATCTTCTCCAGATGCAATTGTATCTTTTACCATATTTATTTCACTTTCCGAAAAATCAAATGATATATAAAGGTCTTTAAGACCAATTACATCATTTGATTCGGGATATGCTTGAATTCGTATTAAATCATTTGATAAATCAGTATTTGTAATTGTAACTGTATTGAGAGTTATTTCTCCGTTTTTGTAATTTACAACACCGGCAGATTGAACTACAATAAATGGGGATAAAGACGTTGTAGTGGCAACTCCTACAGTAGAGGACTCAATCGGTTTTACTATCGAAATTACTCCTGTAATTCCATCCGAATTTGGGGTATCTGTCAAATATACTGTGTCCGGTTCGTCTTTGATATTGAATCCTGTTGATTTGATATTGTATCCAATTTTATTGACCGTTTCGTTAACATGAAATTGATTACCAAAACATATTTCATATTGTGCTGGACGGTCTATGAGTGCTTTTAAATCCCTTCTAATTCTTACTCTAGTGATGTTTGAAGTAATTGCAGTATCTGTGTTATCAATTACCTGAAGTAACTTACTATATTTAAATCTACCCCCAAACTTATTCAAATCAACAGATTGAGAATATTTGTTAAGAGAATTGGTTACTCTTGTTTTTAAATCAGAAACACTTCCAATCTGATTATAATTGTAATAAACATAAGATTCAACTTCAACATACAGTATCTTAAGATCTATAATTTTGGGGCGTATACCAGAAACACTATATTGTGTTAGCTTGGAGAGAATTTGCTCTTTATCGAAATCTGAAACAAAAGTACCATTTTTTGGTTTAATACTAATCGAAACTGAACCATACTCTGGAGGGTCTAATTCTTCTCCTCCAATGACAGAAACTGATTCTGCATTTCTATAAATTTTAGATTTAATAATCGATTCATAATCACTTGCAGTGACTGCTCTGTATTGCGATGAATACAATCGTGGAGCAAAGTAGCGAATTGAATCAATGGTTTCGATATCAGATCCATTCTGAGCACTTTGATTTGTAGTAACCGTAATTGTGTTTGTTACAATTACGTTTTGGTCATCGGCATCTTTAAAAGATCCTGCAAATGCAAATGTGTCAGCACCATTTCCATCTTTACCGCTGGTTACAATATAATTTGCAGTAATAACTGAAGCGTTTTCAAGTTTTTTACCAAAAATACCATCTCCAAACAGAAGTTGATATTTTTCATCTTGGACTTCTTGAATTAGAAAGATTTCTGAGTTTGAGTTTACATCAAAAATATTATCAACCAAAGAATATAAAGATCCAAGACCACTATCACTTACACCTTTTACATAAACTCTGATTGTCGATGTATCAATATAAGAATTATCTAATACAAATTTTTGGTCTAATGATGCGTTTACAGTAAATTTCTTTGTTAAGAATGTTCCTTCTCGAATTGTGATGTTGTCAAAAGATGCTACACCATTCACCACGGGCACTGTAACGCTTTCTGGAATCGAAAATACATATGAAGACCCTCTCACAAGACCCGTGCATACAAGACCTGCTTGAAGGGTGATTGATGGGGTATAGACAGGAGTTCCATCCTGCAACAGTTGGTCTGGTTCTACGGTAATACTAAATGAAACGATTGCACTCGCAGCATTTCTTGAATAAGGAACGTATCCAATATTCCTAGACAAAGAAACGACAT